AAGCTTGCTAACGAAAGCGGCAACGGGCTTTTATTTGCAAATGTTTCTGAACTTAAAATTAAGCAATTAATCAATCTGTTTGGAAATTTAACTCACAATGATAATTCAATGCAGATTGTATTTCCTGTATCTTACAATGAGCCAAATCGATTAACTGCTGCTGTAAATATGTATTATAGTAACGCAACTGGCAACATTTTATATCACTTTTTAAACAATAGCGGACTTTATTCAGGCTGTATGGCTACGTGGTTCTTGAATACACAAAATAGTGACATCCCTACGGCTGCCAGGTGTAACAGTTTGGCAGCTGATTAGCCCGGTTTATACTCTCCCAAGACATTTTCCGGGTATTTAAAGCATCTGGCTTATAGCTAGGGGCCTTTTTATGTTGAAAAAAAGTAATAATATGATATAAAATGAAAGAAAACATTTGGGGGATACTATTATGCAGGGAAAAGTTGTTTCATTAATAAACATGAAAGGCGGAGTTGGAAAAACCACTCTTAGTTTAGGTATAGCAGATTTTCTAGCAAGCAAGGACATTCCATGCTTCTTATAGATGCAGATCCACAGTTTAACAGTACGCAAGCAATGCTTGATACTTATAAAAGAAATGGTTATGAAGATGCACTTGAAAGTGAAGCTAATTTTTACAGTGAAGAAGTGCTGAGTAATAATAAAACAATATATAGGCTTTTTATGCCTCAAATCGATATGAGGCAAGGTTATTCAACTCCCAAAGCAGAGGATTTAGTGATAAATTTGAGTCAAAATCTTGATTTACTGTGTGGTGATCTAAATTTAGTATTAGTTAATAAGGTTAGTGACCATACTTTTGTTCGCAGGATTTGTAATTTTATAGAAGAAAATAAGTTGAGAGATAAATACGAGTTTATTATTATCGATTGTCCTCCAACGTTGACTATTTACACTGACAGCGCTTTAATGGCTTCAGATTATTACTTGATACCAAATAGAATCGACAGATACTCAATTGTTGGAATTGACTCACTGCAAAAAGCAGTTAATAATTTGATCCGTGAAGAAAGGATCAGCTTAAAATGCTTAGGACTTGTTTACACCATGGTAAGTAAGGAACTATCACCTAAGCAACTTAAAATTAAAAATAGTTTTGAAAGTAAGCGCGCAGTTAACGACATAGATATATTTTCTACTTCTATGGCAGTAGCCAATAACATACAATATGGTATGGGGGGGACTTTGCCGACTAAATATAAAAGTCCTAGAGAAGATATTGAAGCTATCTGTTCAGAGTTTTTGCAGAGAATAGACATAAACGAGAAAAAGATGGAGGGGTAATTATGTATAAAGATCTGGTGCTATACCGGAATGAACTGAAAAATAGCATAGTACCCAAGTATAAAACGATAGGTATAGTAGCTGAACTATTAATGTCTAAGGAATTATTTGCAAAAAAACTCCGAGATAGAAAAATTTTTGGCTGATATATTTATGGTTAGATACAAAGGATATGTTATGAAATCTAGAACTTTAATGGTTGCCCGTTGCTGTAAAATCATTTCTCGAAGTGAAGATAAGGATTACAATGCCTATAAGAAAAGATTATTTAATTTTATAAATAAAGAGATTGAGTTGGAAAAAGAAGAGAAGAGAATCAAAGTTGAAAAGAACCAATTTGATGGATGGATTAAATAATTATGAAAGACGATATGACATATTACGAAATTGATCAAATTAAATTAAGTATTAACCAGTTCATTTTAACATTACAAGGTTTTGCAGAAGAAAACAAGATTATTATAAATCAGTCTGATAAAGACTTTTTTTCAGTAATTTCAAAGCACATTATTTTTTTATAAGTATATGTGCCAAAATAATGATATCGGAAGGTTTTATAAAGTTTTAGTTTCTGATTGTTACTATTATGTCATTAGCATTATCAAGGGTGAATATCGCTATATGTATGTCAACGAACGCTCTATTATTGAAAATTATCTTAGGTTAATAACTAATAAAACAGTTGAGCAAGACCACGTAACTGAAAAGATATTTCAAGAAATAAAATCTAAAGCATTTAACTTCAGTGGGTTTGATCTTTCTTTAATTAGAAATGAGTATGTTACAGCATGTGGGTACATACATGGCAGTAAAGTACTGGATAATGACTTGTCATATACTTTTAATGCATGTATTAAGAGTGAAAGAGAATTTAAGGATAAGAATAAGTATTACATAAGGATGCAAAAGGTATTGAAAATGTTAGATCATATGTTGATTTCTAATTATAAAGAAGATGTAAGTGGAGCTTTTCATAGGAGAAAAACCCTTTTGGAATACCTATTAGGGAAAAATAGCGTAGACATATTATTTAAATAAAGGGAGGCACCTGACGCCTCCCTTTCCTTAAAAAAACACCTGTCGAAATTTGGTCGATGGGTGTTTTCTTTTGGGAAAATTTGGTGTATGATGGGGAAAAGGAAGGGGGAAAAGTTATGGCAGATTATCGTGAAGTAAAATGTCCGTGGTGTCCTAAGAAATTAGTCTCACGTTACAGAGCAGATCTTAGCAAGCATAAGACTCATGGCTATTGCCAACATTGTCATAATGAATACACAGTAATTTATGGTGATGGAGAAGTAAGAGCAGTTAAAGGTTACGCGTAACATCTTAAGAGGTGACCACTCCGCCTCTTTTCTTTTTGGCAATTTTGGTGTATAATGGAAGAAAAGCAAAAAGGGGAAAACGTATGTATGTTATAGGTTTTCTTTGTTACTTTGCGCCTATAGCGGCAATTATCATAATTTTAGCGATAATAAATAGGTAAAACTAAGAGGCGGTCACCCCCGTCTCTTTTTTAATGTAAAAAACAGCCAGATTGGAAGGTGAGGTGAGACTGATGGCATTAACAGCCAAACAGAAAATATTTGCAGATGAATACCTGATTGATCTTAATGCCACCAGGGCTTACAAGGTGGCGTATCCTAGGGTTAAGAAGGATGAAACAGCTAGAGCAAACAGTAGCCGAATGCTAACAAATGCTAACGTTGCCGTTTATGTTGAAAAGCGCATGAAAGACCGAGAAAAGCGTACTGAGATTACCCAGGACATGGTTTTAAAGGAATTAGCCAAGATCGGCTTTGCGGATGTCACAGACTTTGTGACGATTGTAAACCAAGGAAGCTATAATGCAGTGCAGGTGAAGTCCACAGCTGAAATGCCGGGAGATAAGATGGGAGCCATTGCCGGAATCAAAGAAGGGGCAAACGGTATTGAAATCAAGCTGAATGATAAAGGCAAGGCTCTGGAATTGATCGGGCGGCACCTGGGAATGTTTAAGGATAAGCTGGAGGTATCCGGTACCCTGGAGACTGAGAAGACCAAGCTTGATGATCTGATTAAGCAAATGCGTGGCGGTGGTGGATAATGAGTGATGAACGCCTTCTTTTGTCAGAGAAGTACAAAGCATTTCTTAAATGTGATGCTCCTGTGGAGTTTCTTGAAGGGACTACGGCTGCGGGTAAGACTACGGTAGGTCTGTTTAAGTTCATGCTTAAGGTAGCAGAAAGCCCCAAGAAGCTGCACATCATTGCGGCAAAGGATACCGGTACTGCTGAAAAGAATATCATTAATAAGGATCTTGGAATCATAGATGATTTTGGCGTTCTGGCTGAGTACAACGGAAACGGAACCAAAGATGATAAGATCCCCCACATTCTCTTCCATACTTCCGGTGGCGATAAGATCATCTATGTAATGGGCTATGGGGATAAGAAGAAATGGCAGAAGGCTCTGGGCGGTCAGTACGGCTGTCTGTACATTGACGAGATCAATACAGCCGATATTGAGTTTGTACGGGAATCTGCCATGCGTTGTGATTACCTGATGGGAACGCTTAACCCAGATGATCCGAACCTGCCAATCTACAAGGAGTATATTAACTGTTCCCGGCCACTTACTGATTGGAAATACGAAACGCCGAAAGAAATACTGGAAGAATTACGAGGGGAACCAAAGCCCGGCTGGGTGCATTGGTTCTTTTCTTTTACCCATAATTTGGGTCTATCCAAGGAGAAGCTGGAAAACATTATCCGGAATACGCCGAAAGGCACGAAGATATGGAAGAACAAGATTGAGGGCCTAAGAGGTAAGGCAACCGGCCTGATCTTTAGCAACTTTGACAGGAAAAAGCATGTGGTCAGTAAGGATCATGCAAAACAGTTTATCCGGAATCAGAACGACCGCCATCAGACAGAATGGTTTGTACACTTTTCTGCTGGTCTGGATACGTCCTATTCCCAGAAGTCGCCGGATACCATTTCCATGAGCTTTATCGGGATCACGAACCGGGGAAACTGCTATGTACTTGACGAGAAGGTTTATAACAACGCAGATCTGGGTGTACCTCTGGCCCCTACTGATACGGTCCGTAACTTTATCGACTTCCTTGATCGCAACCGTACTGATTGGGGATTTGCCAGAGATACCTTCATCGATTCTGCGGATCAGGCAACCATAACAGAGTTCTTAAAACACAAGCGTTTATATGGTTGCATCTACAATTTCAATGATGCCTGGAAGAAAGAACAGATCATTGATCGTATTACCAATCAGTTAAACTGGTTTGCAGATGCAGGAGCAAAGCCATGTTTCTACATCGTGGATACTTGCGCAAACTATATCCGGGAGCTTGAAGTATACAGCTGGTTAGAAGGTAAGGACAATACGCCGGAGGACAAAAACGATCACATGGTAAACAGCGTACAGTACGCATGGCTGCCATACGAAATCAAAATAGGAACAAGAAGGAGGAGTTCATAAATGGGTTGGTTTAAAGATATGTTTTTCAAATTGCTTAAGATCGAACCGGCCGGGGAACGGCAGGTGATCATTAAGGAGCCGCTTTCATTTCAGGGGAATGTTCTAAAAAAATAAGATTTGGTACCGGGGAGATCCGTCAGAGCTGGAACAGTCTTTAAGCAGACGGCATACTGCGACATATTCAAAGCAAGGTTTTGGGCTTCTGTTCCATTTCGGAAAGTAAGAAAGATCCATTCAGGTATCGTAGGTATTGTGGTGGATCGGTTTAAGGATATCATAACAGCGGATCTTAATGATATCAGCTTCGGTGAAAAAGGGGAATCGCAGACGCTTAAGAAATTATGGAACGAAATTGCAAAGGAAAACGACTTTGATGGCCTCCTAGGGGAAGCTGTTGCCGGGGCCCTATCGGCTGGGGACGGTGCCTTTAAGATAAGCCTGGATCCAGTTAGCCAGTATCCTGTCATAGAGTTTTATGAAGCGGACCGGGTAGAGTATAAATACCAGCGTGGCAGGTTGTCTGAGCTCATTTTTTCTACAGCATATCCCTATCCAAACAGCAAAACAAAGGAATACCGCCTTGAAGAGACCTATGGAAAAGGGTATGTGACCTACAAGCTCTTTGACGATGGAGGAGAGGAAGTCCCTCTTAAAGCACTCCCGGAGACAGGCGTTTATGAAGATACCGCTTTTGATGGAGACTACATAATGGGAATCCCCCTTATATTTTTTTCATCAAGCAAGTGGAAAGGACGTGGAAAAGCTCTCTTTGAAGGAAAGACAGACGACCTGGACGCTTTGGACGAAGTTATTAGCCAGTGGCTTGATGCAGTAAGAAAGGGGAGGGTAAACCGATATATCCCCGAGGATATGGTTCCAAGGGATCCGAACACCGGACAGCTGATTGAACCGAATGAATTTGACAATGATTACATAACGATCGGGGCAGTCAAGAAAGAGGGCTATAGCGATAAGATTGAGGTCTCCCAGCCCCAGATATCCTATGAAGCGTATTTAAACAGCTATTCAGCGTTTATGGACCTGGTGCTGCAGGGCATCATATCACCGGCTACTCTTGGCATTGATCTGAAAAAGACAGACAATGCGGATAGCCAAAGGGAAAAGGAGAAAATCACCATGCACACCAGAGGAACGCTGGTTAAGGTGCTTTGCAAGGTTATTCCAGAGCTGGTCAGCAGAGTTATGATGACTTATGACCAAATGCAGAAAAAATCTCCTGGAGAATATGAGGTTTCTATCAAATTTGGAGAGTACGCAGCTCCCGGGTTTGATTCCGTGGTAGAGACTGTCAGCAAGGCACGGACCAGCGGTGTTATGAGCATAGAAAAAGCCATAGATGAACTGTATGGTGATACCATGATGGAAGATAAAAAAGTGGAGGAGATTGAGCGAATCAAGGTTGAGCTTGGAATCATGAATACCGAGGAACCAAACGTAGCTGGTTACGATGGAATGGAGGGTGCAGCCAATGCGCCAGAAACAGGAATTACCGAGTGATAGCGCCTATAACCTTAGAAAAATTTTTGAGGAAATAGAGCATGATCTTATCAAAAATCTTAAGCGCAACCTGACACGCCACGAGAAGGAAGAAGAGAAGGAAGGATTCCGGTGGGAGATGTGGCAGAAAGCAAAACTTCGGAACCTTTTCAAATTCAGGAAGGAAAACCTGGATATCGTAAATAACCACAGCTCTGAGATCAAAGAAACTATTGACTGTACACTGCAAGGAAGCTTTGATAAGGCAAAAAAAGGCGTTGTATCGGCTGATCAGTACCGCAGGCAAGTCACTGAGACTACCGGTTTCGGTAGAAAAAAAAGAATTAGATATACCAGCGAAGCGGGAAGAAAGCTTTTTTGATATAAACGTAGATAAAGTAAATTCTATGCAAGAAACTGCCGAAGGAACGTTCCGGCAGAAGGGGGAGAAAAGACCTTGACCGGAAAAGATAACGATCAAAAGGCGGCTGATTTAAAAGCTCAGGTTATAAAAGATATGGAAAAGGCACAGGGAGCTGTTTGGAGATACATGGATGATATCTACAGGCAGACCATTTATAAGACCGGAATGTACATGTCTGCGGGTACCAAAACATTAGATCAGGCAATCGACATGGCCACAAAGGATTTCTTAAATGCCGGAGTTAATTGTATTGAGTATAAAACCGGCAGGCGGGTCAATATTGCCAGCTATGCGGAAATGGCTTTGCGTACCGCCTCCCAGCGGGCGACGTTTCTCGCTGAGGGAAAGTTAAGAGATCAATGGGGGATACACACCGTAGTTGTGTCAGCACATGCCAATACATGCTCTAAGTGTGCACCGTGGCAAGGAAAGGTTCTGGTCGATGATGTGTTCAGCCGCGGGACAGCTGAGGAGGCGAAAGAACTAGGAGTCCCCCTTTTGTCTGAAGCTATGAAAGCGGGACTGCTGCACCCGAATTGCCGCCATACCCTAACAACGTATTTTCAGGGCATAACGACACTCCCTACTGTACCAGACGAAGAAAAGGCCAAAGAGAGTTATACTGCTGAGCAGGAACAGCGTGCAATTGAGAGAAAAATCCGAAAGTGGAAGCGGATAGCAGCTGGATCAACGCAGAGAGATACAGCAAAATTTGCAAACGATAAATTAATAGAACTTCAAAAAGAGATGAAAGAACATCTAGAAGCTCACCCAGAATTGCGAAGAGCTCCTGATCGGGAAAAAACACGTGGATTAACAGAGGAAAGTCAGGGGAATGCTATTGAAAAAGATCATGGTTCTGGTATACTGAAAGCAGATAAAGTAGTTAGTGGCCATTCAGGAACCCCTAAAGCTGCAAATCCTGGATCTGTAATAGATCATATTGACAAGAACGGTAAAGTTGACGTCAGGACAATTTACGGGGATAAGGGGTTGAAAGACAAGGACATTCACACAACGAACCACAGAAACCCGAAGCAGCATCCGTATGGTGAAAATGGCGAGCACGCTCATGATTATGACTGGGATTCCGAACAGAATTTGCGTAATAAGACCACTCGTGAATTAACGGAAGTAGAGAGAAAGGAGAATGGTGATATCTTATGAAAAAAGATGATGTAAAACGAATAATTGCGGATTGTTGTAATGATATCGTGTTTTCATACAACAATGTGCCCTCAGGGATAACATCGGAGGTGGAGAATGGCATTCCAACTTTTCAGGCGTGGCATGGCGAAGACATAAAGGAATATGGCAATATCGATGATGTTATGAGTGATCCGTTTTACGGCGGGAAATCGCTTAATGAATTGGCAGAATGTATTGATATCGATGTTGTTTAATACCACTGATCTATTAACGGATTGGTGGTATTTTTATATTCTGAGTTGCGGCCATCGCAACAGATCGGAGGCAGTATGCACAGGATAAGAGAGGATCCGATATAATTCAAATATTTTTATTGATAAAGCGCGCGGGATATCCTGGGCGTTATTTTATTGCATAGAAAGGATGAGATCATGGAAAAAGAAGAATTTATCGCATTGGGAATTAGCGAGGAGCAGGCGGCCAAAGCAGCAGAGGCTTCAAAAAAGGAACTGGAATCTTATGTACCTAAAACAGATTATGACGCAGCCAATCAAGCAAAGGTTCAGCTGGAAAAGGATATCAAAGACCGGGATAAGCAGCTGGAGGACTTAAAGAAGAACAGCGGGGATAATGCGGAACTGCTAAAACAGATTGAAACTCTGCAGGTTGAGAATAAAGCGGCGATGGAGAAAAACGAGGCAGACATGAAGGAGCTGAAACTTTCAACTGCCATTAAACTGGCGCTTGGGGAATCTGCCCAGGACTCAGAGCTGGTAGCTGGCCTGTTTGATAAATCTAAGCTGATTCTTTCTGATGATGGGAAGATCACAGGTTTGGATGAGCAATTGAAATCCATCAAGGAATCCAAGCCGTTTCTGTTTAAGGAAACAAAGACCGAACTGGCAAAAAACACAGGCTTCCGTCCCCTTGGAGCTCCCGGTCAGCAGACCCAAGCAACAACAAAAACCGATGAAGGAAAGGTGGATATGAAAGCAGCCATTGAGGCAAAGCTTCAGGCACAGATGCCTTCCAAATAAATTTTAAGGAGATGAATGAATTATGGCTATTACGTTAGAAGAAGCAAGAAAAAATGTGCAGGACGACCTGCAGATCGGGGTGATTGATGAGTTTAGGAAATCCAACTGGATTCTGGATCATATCACTTTTGATGATGCCGTTTCCCCGACCGGAGGCGGAGCAACCCCTACTTATTCCTACACCAGACTGAAAACACAGCCTACAGCGCAGTTTCGTGAGATTAACAAGGAATATACGCCCCATGAGGTCACCAAGGAGCGTCATTCTGTAGACATTAAGGTATTTGGTGGTTCCTATCAGATTGACCGTGTTATTGCCAATATGGGTGGTATCGTATCTGAGGTAGAGCTTCAGCAGTCCCAGAAGATCAAGGCAGCACAGGCGTTATTTAATGATACCTTTATCAATGGTGACAGCGCAGTGGACAGTAATGCTTTTGATGGTTTGGAAAAAGCTCTTGCTGGAAGTTCCACGGAGTATAATGCTGGAGAATCAATCATTGATTTATCCACGTCCCAGCTGGTAACGGATAATTTCCAGCACTTCCTGGATATGCTCGATGAATTCCTTCGTGGCCTTGATGGTGAACCGTCTTTCATCGCCGGTAACACCAAACTGATCTCTAAACTGAGAGCATGTGCAAGGCGTGCGTCTATGTATCAGGTGACTAAGAGTGACTGGGGAACCAATGTAGAGGCTTATGGAAATATTCCCTTTGTGGACCTGGGGGCAAAGCCGGGAACTAATAATGAGGTGGTAGGCATTGATACAGCCAAAGGAACCACTTCCCTTTTTGCGGCAAGGCTGGCACTAGACGGACTCCATGGGGTTTCCTTTGCTGGAGTGGCGCCGGTGCAGACCTGGCTCCCTGACTTTACCACATCAGGAGCAGTAAAGACCGGTGAGGTGGAAATGAATGCGGCAATCGCTTTAAAGGCTTCAAAGGCAGCCGGTGCATTCCGCAATATTAAAGTAAAATAAGGAGGTTCTTTATGAAAGTATATGCTCCAAACAAGCAGTACACTGGTATTTCCGCCAGTGTATCTTTTTGCAACGGTGTGGGAGAGACAGACGATCCCCGTCTGATTAATTGGTTCCTTGGTCATGGTTATGAGATGGAGACTCAGACAGTAAACCCAGAAGAGACTCCAGAAGAGATTCCGGCTGATGGTGCCGAAAAGGATTCACCAAAGAAAGGGAAAACTGCAAACCAGAAAGCGGGTGAGTAATATGGCTTACGTCCCCTATGTCACACCAGATTATTACAAAGGAACCTATAAAGCAGCACAGTGTCGGAGGAAGAACTGGAAAGGCACCTTCGACAAGCCAGCCGTCACATTGATTCCCTGACCTACAATCGTATTGTGGGCCGGGGATTTTCCAATTTGACCGAGTTTCAGAAGGAAGTCATTCAGGAAGTGATCTGCCAGCAGGCCGATTTTGAGTATGAGAATGCGGATGAGATTGGCACGATCTATCCAGTTACAGCCTTAATGGTGCGTCGGTTCAGTTTGGGAGCTCCTGGAATGTATTTACAGATAAAGGCGTGGCCATGAAGCGAGATGTATATGCTCAACTCTCCCAGACGGGCTTGTGCTGCCGGTTAGCGAGGTGAGCCTATGAAATATCCATGTTTGGTGCCGAAACGGCTGTGTAAGACAGATATTACGTTAGTCCTATATGAAGAAGGGCTATCTGAATCAGGCGGCCCTTTGGTGGCGGCAGATCTCCCGGACTTAAAATGCAACTACCAGGATTCCGCTAAAATGATTATGGATACTGATCAGAAATTAGTGCAGATATCAGGAATTGCTATGTATCCTGGTGATATCTGTCCCGATCTACCCGTAATTAGCGGGGGAGAAGCTACGATCTTTGGGAAAGAGAGAACTATCATGCAGGCCCTTAAAGTTAGGAACCCGGACGGGACAGTTAATTACACGGAATTGAGGTTGATCTAATGAAGGTGAATGTCACGGTCAAACTGGATTCGGGGAAGCTGAAAGAGATCCAGGAGGCGATTGAGCCATCGATTCAACAGGCGGTTGCTGCTGTAAAATCTGACATTGTAAGCAGTCAGGTGGTCCCGAAGGAGACTGGTGAGCTGGAACGCAGCTCCTTCATGAAAAAGAAGTCCAGGTCCAAGTATCAAATTGTTTATGATACTCCTTATGCAAGACGGCTTTACTGGCATCCGGAGTATAACTTTCGGACTGACAAAAACCAGAATGCCGGGGGGCAGTGGCTTCAGGAGTATATCGATGGTGCCAAGAAAGACTTCTTTAAAAATGCCTTTAAGGCCCGGCTGAAAGCAAATGCGAAAGGGTTGATAACATGACACTAACAGATGTAAAGAATTTTTTTAAAATCAAAAATAGAGTGTCCCTGTTGGTACATTGGAAAAATTAATGGAAACGACAAGCAGTGTATCGGTATATACCCCACACAGGGACCTGACCGCCCTATTCCAATAGGTGGCTTAAAAAAATAAATCCTATGATACAAAGGCGGTATCCGTCCTGGTCCATTGGGGAGTAGATGCGGTTTGTGCGGAGGCAAAAGCACAAGAACTGTACGATCTTCTATATGGAAAATGCGGGATTGTAGGTGATAATGAGGTGTTCTTATTTGATATGCGAACAGACTCCCCTGTGAGTGTCGGGACAGATAGTAAGGGCATCTATGAACATGTAATTAATTTTGTGATTTATTATAAGAAAGGATGATAATATGCCAGAATTAGGAGTATTTCCGGTTTACGGGTTGGTGTTTAAAATTGGCGTAAAAGGGAAGGCCAGTACAGAAAGCGATATGAAAGAGATTGCTGACATGGAAAGTTTTGAGATCAGCATTGATGGTGGTGTCCAGGATTGGACTCCCATGACAACAAAAGGATGGGCAAGATCTCTGATGACCTCCAAAAAATTTAAGGTCAGTTTAAAGGGGAAACGGAACATCGGGGACCCAGGAAATGATTATGTAGCAAGCGTAGCGTGGAAAGATGGGCTGGATTGTGGCACAAAGGCATCCATTGAATTTCCAGATGGTGCAACCCTTGCATACGATTGCGTATTAGACGTGAAATCAGTCTACGGCGGTGATTCCACCAGCGTAGCGCCGTTAGAATTTGACATGGTTGGAGATGGCCGCCCGGTTTATACGCCTGGGAACGGCACTGAGGCAGGAGAATAAGGAGGAGATAGATATGGCAAGAGCTTATGACATTGTTGCAAGATTGCAGAGCGGCAAGGAACGGCCTACGGTCAAGATTGACGCAGACCACGAGTATAAAATAAATACAAGCAAAAGTGCAGTACTTTTTATCAGGGCGGTAACTGAGGATCCGGAGAAGGATGAATTTGACAAGATCGATTCTATTATCAAGATCACTCTGGGGGAAGAAGCCTTCGAATACATTATGTCTCAGGACCCCACAATGGATAATCTGAGCCTTATTGTCAATGTTATCATGGCTGCGATTGCCAATGAGGACTTAGAAAAAGTGGAGGCTGAAGCCGGGGAGGAAAGACAGGCAGGGAAGAAAAGAAACTAGTTCCTGGTATGATATCTTCGAAGACTGGGAGCTGATAGAATCCTCCTTTGCCATGCAGTACAATATTCGCCTTGTCGAAGCAGAGGACATGGACTGGAAAGAGTTCTGCACCTTATTGTCTGGGATCATGCCAAAGACCCCGTTAGGACAGATCGTAAGTATCCGTAGCGAAGAGGATAAGGACATGCTGAAACAGTTTACAAAAGCACAGCATGAGATCAGGAACAGCTGGAGAAGCCGCCATAATCCTACAGAGGGTATGACGGAAGTAGAAAAAGCAAAAGCAGTGAAAGAAATACAGGAATTATTTGAGCGGGCGTTCGGATAGAATGCCCGTATTTCTATGAAAGGCAGGTGAGATGATGAGCGATAGCGTGGGAAGAATCGGGCTAGATTTAGAGGTGCAGTCCGATATTGGGAGGCAAATATCAGACGCCGCCAGAAGATTGGCACTGGACTGAAGGGAAGTCTTGAAAAAGCGACGGTAGGCATTAATACTGAAAAAAATGTTTCAGGACATGGACAATCAGGTAAAGGGAACGATGCAGAACGTTGCCAGCACAATTAATGCAGCATTGGATAAGTGTTTTGGGAAAGCCGGGGCCGAGATTGATAATTTAGGTGAACGTTTAGGCGCTGCTATTGAAAAGGCGCTTTCCCGGTTTACTGACGTTAATGCTGCCCCCGGTGCCGCAGACAACGCAGCTTTATCTGGTAAGAATGTCAGCCCTGCAAAGCCAAGAGGGCCGCCTATAAAAATGCCTACAATCAAGGTAGATGCCACTACTGAGATTCTTCAAAAACAGGCAGACCAGACAGAAGCGGTTATCAATAATTTAGGTAAGCAGATCGATGTTCTGGAGGAGAAGCTTGCAGGCTTAAAGGAATCACATGAACGCACCTTTAATGAATCTAAAAAAAATTAAAAATCCAAGAGCAGATTGTCAAAACAGAAGGAAGTATCATTAATCTGCAGGGGAAAGTTGAGAATCTGGGCGTACAGTGGGATTCGATAAACGGGAAAATCGATGAAATGGCAACTAAAGCAGCTGAGGCGGCTAAGGCCACTGCGGCTGCGGCTACCAAGGCTGCTAAAAGCCAGCAGGTAAGGAACTTCCAGGGATACAATGTGAAAGTACCACAGGTAAACATAGCCCCTAAAGTAAGCGGTTTGCAGAATATGTCCAGCGGTATTAATAATGCAAAAGCACAAACCGCTGCATCTGTAAACCAAATCAATCAGATGTTTGCCCTGATCGGAACTGGAAAAGCATTAAATGGGATTAATTTCTTGAAAAGAGGCTTTACGGACCTGTTTAAAATCCTTGGGGGCGGGATTACTGGAGTGGCAAGAAAATTAACAAGCACTCTTGGCAATCTATTCCGAACCGCGGGTAATGGTGGCATGAAGCTGCTGAAAGCTGCGGGGCATATTACTCTTTTCGGGAGGACTTTGAAAAAGAGTGGTAACGATGCTTCCAGTGCACAAAGCGGAATGCAGAAGATGCTAAAGACGTTGATGATCTATCGGCTGATTATACCTATGATAGTAAGTGCAATCCGTTCCATGGGTAAACATTTGATGGATTCCATGAAGGCCAATGATCAATTTAACAACTCTCTGAAACAGATTCGATCAAATCTGAACGTAGCATTTACCCCTATTCTGCAGGCAATCATGCCGGCCTTAAATACGCTCATGGCTGCGCTGGCACGTGTAACTGGCTATGTAGCAGCATTTGTAAGCCTATTGTTCGGTAGGACACTAGCAGGGAGCGTAGCGGCCACAAAGAGCCTTGTGGCGGCAAAATCAGCTATGGGGGCTTATGGAAACAGTGCGAAGAAAGCAGCAAAGGACGCACAGGGCGTAAGTACAGGGATTGATGAATTTAACATTCTGAAAGATGATAGCAGCGCTGACGATGGTGGCGGTGGCGGAGCAGGGGCACCAGAAATAACCACTCCTGATATTGATACAAGTCAGATGGATGCGATTGGCTCTGTTGCAGAAAAAGTAAAAAGCGTTCTAAATCAGTTATTCAAACCCTTAAAGGATTCCTGGGATCAAGAGGGTAAGAATGTAATTGACGCTGCTAATTATGCCTTTACAAATATCATTGGTTTGGCTAAGTCTATTGGATCCAGTTTTCTTGAAGTATGGACGAACGGAACCGGCGAGCAGTTTTGTGGTAACATCTTGCGTCTTGTATCGCTGATTCTTAATATTGTTGGAGACTTAGCTGGTGCATTTAAAAACGCTTGGGACGAAAACGGAAGAGGGGACGCTCTATTACAAAGTATTTTTGACCGGTTAAACTCCTGGCTGGCTCTGATCCTTGCGATAGGGGAATCGTTCCGCACCGTTTGGAATAATGGAACCGGGGAATCCGTGATTGCCCATATCCTCGAGATATTTACGAATATTAATGACACGATTACTAATATTCGGGATAATTTTCGGACAGCGTGGGAACTTGATGGAACCGGAACCGCAGTGATTCAGAACTTAATGGATCTGCTAGACGGGTTACTTGGTTCGATTGATAGAATTACCCAGTCTCTATCGGAATGGAGTAGGAATCTTGATTTCACCCCTCTTATCAAAGCGTTTGAGCACATTACCGCTGCTGTAAAGCCCCTAGGCGATAAATTAGGTTCAGGACTGGAATGGCTATTTAAAAATATACTGGAGCCGCTTGGAAAGTGGGCGCTTGAGCAGGCAATCCCTGCCGCTTTTGATGCAATCGCTGGAGCCCTTGATTTCCTAAACAGTATTTTGGATGTGTTGATGCCTTTGGGAGAATGGCTTTGGAATAACCTGTTAAAACCACTGGCCTCTTGGACCGGCGGAACCATCGTGGACATTATCAAAGGCATTACAGATGTATTTAAGGGTCTGAGTAACATATTTAAGGAAATCGCAAACGGCACTGACTGGGGGACCATTGGTCAGATGCTAATGGAAGGTTTAGTCAATGGCATTTCTTCCTTTGCTGATTGGGCATGGGGGAAAATTAAAGAGATCTTCTCTGGTATCATTGATGTGGTAAAGGGAATTTTTGGTATTCATTCACCCTCTACAGTATTTGCTGAAATAGGTGGATTTCTGGTTCAAGGTTTCCTAGGTGGATTTACAGAGATGTGGAATACCGTGACAAGCGTTATCAGCACACTTGTAGGACTATTAATAGACTTATTTTCGGGACTTGTGAATGGGATTATCCACTTGGTTTCCGCCTTGTGGGATACCTGCCTAAAGCCATTTACATCCTGGTTCACGGATACGATGTTACCAGTGATAAAAAATGCATTGGACGGGTTGATCGCTGCGTTTGGTGTATGGTGGTCGGGGATCAAGGAAACTTTGTCTTACGTTATTGATGCCCTTAAAGGGTTAATTGATTTCATTGTTGGAATTTTCACAGGGGACTGGGAAAAAGCCTGGAATGGAATTAAAGAGTTTTTCTCCGGCGTCTGGAACGCAATGAAAACGCTGGCTGAGACTCTGATGGATACTATAAAAATTGTGATAAGTACGGTCCTTGATGCAATAAAGGCCACCTGGGAATCCATCTGGGATGGTATAAAAACTTTTGTCTCCGATCTATGGGATAACATTAAGAATAAGGCGGATGAAAGCTTCTCTGCAATCAGGGATAAGCTGTCCGAAATTTGGGATAGCGTAAAGGCCACCATTGAAGAAAAATGGACTGCCATAAAGGACTGGTTCGGGGAAATCTGGCAGAAGATTAAGGACGTATTCAAACTGGATGAAATGCTGGAAATCGGCAAAGCGGTAATGAATAAATTCTGGGAAGGTATGCAGGAAATCTGGAGAAGCATTACCGGCTGGCTGAGTGGGATCGCGGCTGAAGTGGGAAAGACGTTCAATTCGGTCATTGATGGGGCAAAGAATCTATTTAATAAAACCAAGGATGATGCTGAAGAAAAAGAAGGAAAAAAAGATAAAAAAGGATCCTCCGGTCCAGGAAACAGTAAGGGGTATGTAAGTGGTGGTCCGGGAGATGTAAAAGGTCATGCAACCGGTGGTTTCCCCAAATCCGGTAGCCTGTTCGTAGCAAATGAAAACGGCAATCCTGAGATGGTAGGAAATTGGGGAGGCAAGGCTGCGGTTGCCAATAACATGCAGATCACGGAAGGCATCACCAGGGCGGTGCAGTATGGTATGAGGTCGGCAATTGCACCACTGGCTGCAAGCATGAGTTCCATCGCCAATAATTCAACACCACAGCTATCCCTGGTCGGCACCTCTGGACGAAGTACCGAAACGGCTGAGCTGGTCCAGGCTATGGCAAGTCAAGCAATGTCCGCGCCAACTGACAACATGTCAGATCATTACCTGTCCCTCATGGTAGATCTTCTCCAGAAGATAGTAGATCTGATTGAGGCCATGGATTTGACAGTAAATATTGATATTCGTGAGATCAAAAAGAAATTGGCCGATCTGGATAAGAGAAGTGGCTATACACTTAAAAAGGCATAAGGAGGCGGTACGCTATGGCAGTAATAACAATCAATGGCCGGGAGTTTCCGTCTCCCGACATTGGGGGGAACCTGGTGGTGGCAACAAATGTGAGTGATGGAAAAAACGCCAAGGGTGAATTTATAGGCCAGAGAGTAGGTAGGGATCAGTATAAGTTCGAAAATCTACAGTGGAAGTTTCTGGACGCTGCTACTTGGGCAGCTATGCTGCAGGAGTTTGATAAGTTTGTGGTAACGGCCCGGATCCCAGATATGGTACATAACCAAATGATGACAATCCGTATGTATCCGGGAAATCGGACAGCTACGCCTATCGAATTTGATAAAGACGGGCTTCCCACAAAGTATATGGATTGTAAAGTAAATATCGTCGATTGTGGGGTGATAGAGTAATGCAGTCAGCAAGTCAGCAATACAAAGACCTGATGCGCCGTGAGTTCAGGGATCCATTGTCACATATTCGTGTAACCATCGGTCTTATCAATCAGCAGGCCCAGGCCAGCGCCTATGTCCCAGACAAAGAGAATTACACCTATTTTTCCAGCTTTAAAATGCCCCTAGATAATTATGAGGTCAAGGAACTTTATGCTACCTGCGATCAAGACTATACAGCTGTGGACGGCAGCATGTATTTTCTTCCAAGAGAGAGGGCGGATGTGGTTCTTAACCAGGGGATCGTATCTGAGCAGTTATTGGGACCGATAGAGATCCGTTTTCCGGTTCAGTACGATATAAAGGGGCTTACCATAGAGTTTGGAAAGGCTTATCCGGTGGATTTTGTCATAGAATCTGATAACAATACCATGGAGATCACTGGAAATGCTGGCGGACATTTTGTCACGGAGGAGATCTTTAACGGCGCCACTTTCTTGCGCTTTACTCCATCAGCCATGGTAAACGGTCAGAGCCGGTTCCGAATCCACATGATAACTATGGGGATCGGTATTTACTTTGATAGCCGAAAGATACTATCTGCACTAAAAGGGAGCACATTAGCCCGATTATGGAGGAGCTGCCCGCCATTGATTTTAGTCTGACTGTTAATAATAAGAACCGGGCCTTTGATATTGAGAACGCGGAAAGTTCCGTGAACTTCCTGGAGATTGGTCAGGACATAACCGTCTTGTATGGTCAGGAGCTTGATGACGGATCCGTGGAGTGGCTTCCTGGTGCAACGGTGCAATTAAAGGAATGGTCAGCTGATGATGAACAAATGGAATTTTCAGCAACAGACCGGTTTGACGGTATGGACGGAACCTATTATAAGGGGCTGTACCGGCCCGAGGGGATAAGTCTGTACGATCTGACGGTTGATGTGTTTTCTGATGCCGGAGTGGACTTCCGGACTTACTGGATTGATCCTTATTTAAAATCTGTTAAGGTTGTAAATCCGATGCCGGTTGTCTCACACAAGGAAGCCCTGCAGCTGATTGCCAATGCTGGCCGGTGCATACTTTACCAGGACCGGGAAGGAACATCTTTTTAAAATCCAGCTTTATTCCGGATATGGAAGCCGGATCCAGCAATGAGACTTATTTTAGCAACGTTGGAGCTGTCCTGGATAAGACGGTTAAAAAGGCTTATGCTTTGACCACACAAAGCTATACAGATGTGGAGCCTACACGGTATTTTCTTCCCCGGAAGTCAGAGGGAGCAGCATATTTGAATACCGGGTACATATCGGAGGCGGTGGCAGGAAATGATGGGGCCTTTGCTATAAATCCATCGGTTGAAGTTACCCTGGAAGCCTCTTTCAAATGTTTTGGCCTAACGTTAGAGTTCGGGGAAAATAACCCTGCTGAGATGGTTTTCCATGCTTACCGGGACGACTCGCTGGTGGAGGACTACATAGTAACCGGCCTAACCGCAACAACAGTTATCAGCCATGAATTTGAAGAGTTTGACAGGCTGGTTCTGGAGTTCATCAAGGGCCGTCCCAATAACCGGGTAGTACTTAACAATATAACCTTTGGAGATAGCACGGATTATATCTTTGAGTATGGCCATGAACTGACCAGAACGCCCAAGGGGACGCAGCTTACAAAGGTAAGAGAGCTGCAGGTGATCCGGACGCTTTACAATCAAACAGACGAGGTGAAGGAACTGGCAAAAGAAACAATTGCCGTTACAGCCTCGGATAGCCGATATACCTTTTATTTTAGCAACCCTGTATATAACTTGTCCTGCACTTTGACAGAGCACAGGAAGGGCAAGAGGTGGCTATAGTGGAAAGCAGTAACTACTTTGCTATAGTGGAGATTGTAGGGGCTACCGGGGCTGTTGAAGTTTCTATATCCGGCCGGGAATACATCACAAGCCAAACCAGAGTAAGCCGGCAGTTAAATTCAACGGGGAGCCTGGAGACATGGGAGAATCCCCTGGTATCCGATATGGTCCACGCCGTAGATCTGGCCGACTGGATCGGTGATTATATGAAATCGGATAGGGAGTATGATCTGCAGTACCGTGGGGAGCCCAGGATCGATGCAAATGATATTGCATTCCTGGAAAATAAGTATGTCCCGGATCTGCTCCTCCGGGTGTACGAACATACTTTGAAATTCAATGGCGCCCTGTCAGGGACAATCAAGGCAAGGAGGGACATGAGCAATGTGGCAACAACCAAAAACTAATTGGAAAGAAACTGATTTCTTTAATATAGAAGACTACAACCGCATAAAGGGAAACTTAAATGAAATCCGGTCGCAGGCGCTGCTCCTCTGGCCGGATTTTGTATATGAAGAAATGGGGGCGGATAAGACCTATCAGGATTACGGTTTCTATGCAGATGAGATCAACCGGTTTGAGTCTAACGTGGAAAATATCCGCTCGGGGACCCACCCCTTTAAAACAGGATCCTGTCAGACTTTTTATGATAATCAGCCATTTATTGACTGGCGGGAGTTGAATCGAATTGAGGAGGCCTGCAGGCTGATCTACAGTAATATCCAAAGCCGGTACAATAGTAGAAAAACATTATCTTTTACATTGAATGGAGGTGCTTTTTAGATGGGGTTAAAGACAGATTATAAAGATGCCATGTATGATGGCCAGCGCCGGTACCGCTTAATCCCGAATGAAGACGGGACGTACAGTCTGCCGGATGAGACGACCTACACCCAAAAAGGAGATCGGTTTGGGGCTAATGATATAAATGCAACCAACAAAGCAATCAATCAGATCAACCATGTGACAGAGGTAACCTTGACCGTCACAGGCTGGGCCGGTAGCACTACCCCCTACACGCAAACGGTAGCTGTTCCTGGAGCTACAGAAGACTCAGAAGCAATAGTAGTAAGCGTCTTGGCAGATGGAGCCACAGAAGCCGCTCAAAAGGCGTATATCAAAGCCTATAGTATTGTGACAAGTGGTACGGCCTCATTGGGGGATGGGGCAGCTACATTTAAAGTCTACAAAAAGCCGGCTACAGATATTAAAATCGGCTTGAAAGGAGTGTAAGGCATGGGCAAGATATGGATGCCAGGAGGCGGTGGCGGTGCTGATCTGGATGTCGTAACAGCCAGGGCTTCCGATGTACTGGCCGACAAGGTGATTGTGGATAAAGAGGGTGAGCCTTTAACGGGAACTATGCCGAATAGAGGTACTGGATATCATGGTATGGGTTCGGGATTAAACACACAAGGACTATATTATTATATTGGGCCTGGATACTACTATGAAAGTCCTACAAATAATCCATGGGTATATATGACCCGCTCAGAGGTTGCGGCAACTCTTGGCATCGAGCCTTGGAAAATGCGAGGTGATGTAAATGTATGTGGAGTTCAAGGTAGCATACCCATGCAAGGAGCGGACGTTTCTGGCACTGATCGGGCATGGGCAACTAGCATGAGTAATTGGGCAGGAACTGTTAATTTAGGGGTCAGGAATGGGCATTACTTAAATGGTGTCAACTGGATTCAGGCGAATATTCCAGAATATCAGCATGGAATATTAAAAAAGGTGTGAATATCGGAGGCGTTGTTGGCACATTTGATGGGTATGTACCGACTGCAACTGACCTCTACCTAAGAGGTAATAATATTGCGGGATGGGATAATGATAATACACTTGGATTAACTTTTGATGCAGGGCAAATAACTTTAAAAACTGTTTCTAGTGGTAATAGGCATATAGCAGCTACAGTTAATGCGGTTGGTTTTAATTATATAAATTTTGAAATCTATGTAAGCGGTAACATTACGTCAAATTCAAATATTAATATTTATTCATTTGCTGGTAGTTACCCAGGAGGAAGAGTTGGTATATCTTCAACAGGAACTTATACGGTATCTATTCCGGTTGCAGGGGCTCAGATGTATGGTCGATTAGTTCTGTTGATAAAGGACTTCCTTGGAGCAATTTATCGTATTTGGTTTAGTTAACATGAAAAATCATGTTGAAAGGAGATTACATGAAAATTTATGTAAATGAAAATTATGAAATTATTGCGTTGGATAATGAACCGATAAATTTTGCTAAGGTTTTTGATGTTAATCAAACAAAGGCTGAAATGTTTGGAAGTCTTTGTAACGCTGCTATAAGTGGTTATAAATATGAACCGCAATTCGAATTTCTGTTTAACGAAGATGGTAGCAATGCAAGAGATGAGAAAACCGGAGAACTGCTATATAAACTTGATGATGATGGGAATAAAATCTTTATTGGATATGCTTTATATCCTTTTATAGATAACAATACCCTTACGATGATCCAAAAGCAATATGAAGAATCCCAGAAGCAGGTGCAGGAACTAAACGCTAAGGTAGCATATTTGTCTATGATGTCCGGCATTGAAATGGAGGTAGGCCATGAGTAAGTTTGAATTGGTAAAAGGATTTTACGAAGCAAGTCTATGGTCCGTTGGGATGGTATGGAATGCCGTAGGCCGTTGGATCACAGGGGACGAGTTCCGGGATATCACCGGGAAAGAATATGAGAAAGAGTGAGGAAAATGAGAGTGAAAAATATATTATGCACAGTGGCAGGAGTTGTAGGCAGCTTTATAGCATCATTATTTGGGGGCTGGGATACTGGGATCGGTACCCTGGTCCTTTTTATGGTCATTGATTTCTTTTCCGGACTGGCAGTGGCCGGAATCTTCAAGAGGAGCACCAAAACTGAAACCGGAGCCTTGGAATCAAAAGCCGGCTTTAAGGGGTTGTGCCGCAAGTGCATGACTCTCTTATTTGTTTTGATCGCCTACCGCCTGGATCTGGCTATCGGGACCAATTACATACGGGACATGGTGATTATCGGCTTCATGGCAAACGAGCTGATTTCCATTGTGGAGAATGCCGGGCTTATGGGTCTGCCGCTTCCTGCAGTTCTGATTAAAGCTATTGATGTACTAAAAAAGAAAGCGGAAGTAACTGAATAATTGTTGCGACAGTCGCACTTTTAGGCCCGGGAGATCCTGGGCCTTTTCTTATGGATTGGAGGATCAATATGCAGATCAAGAAATTACTTACACCTTATAATTATAATACTGGTACTGCAGACCGTATCAAGTACATCGTGATCCATTATGTTGGAGCTTTGGGAGGAGCAGAGGCAAACTGTAAATACTACGCTTCCCGGTATATTGGTGCCAGCGCCCATTATTACGTTGGATTCAGCGGAGAAGTCTGGCAGTCAGTAGAGGATCGAAATATAGCCTGGCATTGTGGAGCAAAAGCATACATTCACCCAGAATGCAGGAATCAGAACAGTATTGGTATTGAAATGTGTGTAAGAAATAGCAGCGGAAATCTGGCAGACACAAACCGGGACTGGTACTTTGAGGAGGCTACGGTTCAGGCGGCTATTGAGCTTACCAAGGAATTGATGGAGAAATATAACATACCTGCGGACCGGGTGATCCGCCATCATGATGTAACGGGGAAAATTTGCCCAAATCCTTATGTATGGAACCATACCCAGCATACCTGGGACGGCTTCAAGGCAGCCCTTGCAGCACAAGAGAAGAAATCAGGGTGGAAACAGGAAGATGGCGGCTGGAGGTTCTATAATGGAGATACCGGCCTGCCGATCCGAAATGACTGGCATCATGATAAAGAGAAGAACTTGTGGTATTGGTTTGATGGCGCCGGAATCATGATCACAAATAAATGGTACAAGTACAAGGGCGAATGGTATTATCTTAATGCAGATGGCGTCATGCTCAAAGGTACTCTGATTGCTGAATCCGGAAAGGTTTACTGCCTGGACAGCGAGGGTAAAATGATTGTGGAACCAGTGACGCTCACACCGAATCAAGATGGGGCGCTGGAGTATCCAAGACTTGCGGGGTAAAATTCGTGTTGCATTTTCGTGTTGCATAGTTTCGAAAAGATGCAACATGAGCCGAAAAATGACCATGCTATGAGAAAATCAAAAACACCGGGAAACCTCGTATCTATAAGGAATCCTGGTGTTTATTGATGTTCTCGTTATCTTATTATTACGGGTTCAACTCCCGTCTGCTCCACTCAATGTAAAAAGCCGTTAAAAGCCTTAAAATAAAGGTTTTAACGGCTTTTTATTTACGTAAAGTAAAATGTACCTTATAGCCGATCTTGCAGGGCAGGGCACAGAAAAATTTGCTGAGGGTGGAAATTTTATAGTTGAACTTTAAACCGATGAAGCAGATGAGATTGGCAAAGTAATAATTCTATTTCTTTTTACGGAAATTTTTTATAATACAGAGATCAAGAAAAAGATCAATCAAATCTACAATTAAATCAATAAAACCATACACTTTTATCCCTCCTTAGCATCTTATGCGTTTTAGTTACTCT